CGTCCACCCGAGCGCCATCGCGGTGGCCATGCGCTACCTCCAGCCGGTCGCCGACTACCAGCAGGCCGGTGCCGTCACCGACCCGCAGACCGGTATGACCTTCGGCTACCTGCGCTTCACCGACACCCGCGCCAACAAGGTCTTCGTCACCCTCGAGTGCCTCTACGGGTTCACGCTGGGCAAGACCGACGCCCTCAAGCGCATCGTCAAACCCTGAGCTCTCCACGCCTGACATAACCAAGCCATGACTCCCTTCAGCTTCACCGGCAACGCCGGAACCACCCTCAGCCATGTGGTCGTCCCCGCCAGCGGGCGTGACCGCGTCCGGATCCAGTATGCCAGCGCCACCTCTGACAAGGCGGCCTCGCTGCTGAACTTCCGCTCGCAATCGCGGGCCACCAACGTAACGGCCACCAGCGCGGCCAACCAGACGGTCATCAACGCGCCGCCCTACCTCGGCGCCGCCGCGAGCGACGTGGTCGTGCTGTTCTCCAACGCCACCGGCACCGGCGTGCGCGGTGTGGTCGCCTCGGTCGATGCCGTGGCGGGAACCATCACCCTCAACGCCAACCTCGGCCTCGCGCTGGCTGCTGGCGACACGGTTTCGCTCATGGTCTCCCGCGGCCAGGTGCCGGTCGGTGCCACCACCAAGGAGGTGAATGCCCCCACCGTCTTCGCCGTGAACGAGGGGCCGGCCCTCATCGAACTGGACGGCACCGCCGCCTGCCGCATCAACCTGGTGGCTGGCGAGTATTCCTGACCTTTCCAGCTTCGTCGGACATAGTTGGTGGACACCCTCTTCCGGGAAACCGGGAGGGGGTGATTGTTTGGAGCTGTCAGCGACGATCAAGCCGAACTGGATCGTTGCCATCAGATCAAATCCACGCGCCGCAATCCACTCTGCAGCGGGGCAACTGGAAGAAGCATATGAAATCTGGCAGAGCCAGAATCCCGGGCTTCCAATGCGAGTCCGGCTTGGTAAGCCTCCAACGCGATGCTTGAGTTCCCCGATAAGCCACCCAAGAATCTCTCCAAGGAGCAGCAAAAGGCTTTCGAGGCCATGCGCGACTTACTTCGTGATCTTCCCGAGGCAGATCGGCGATATGACGGGTTCACGCAATCCAAGTCAGGCTTGGTTATTAGCACGGACATCGCGAGGTATCTGGATACGCGATATGCGCGCGAACCAGAGAAGGGCAAGGAACGGGATCTCACGCCCAGTTGGGACTTGGCCTGGCGCTACGCCCAAGACCGCCTTGTCCGCGAGATCGAAAACCGGAGGTCCCGCAAGCGGGTCCGCTTCATGTCGGGTGGCTGGGGAGCCGGTAAGACATTCGCCCTCCGCAACGAACCGACCGTGGCACCCTGCCTGATCTGGGATGGCACGTTGGGCGATCTGACGTGGGCTGTCTCGATGATCGATCTGGCTTTGGACAAAAAATGGCGAGTCGAGGTGGCGTACGTTTACCGGGACTTGGAATTGGCGCTCTATGGGGCTGTCCAACGGAAGCGGGAAGTCGGCCGAGGTGTCCCGCTCGTCGAACTCCCGAAAAACCATCGAGAAGTCCAGCAGACTATTCTCGACCTGACGGCTCTATACCGCGACAACCCTTCAGTTTCGTTCCTTTACCTTCATAATCTGGGGGTTGCGGGAGTGGAAGCTGGCACCCCGGAAATCGAACTAATTGATCTTGAGAAGCATGGGGCACTGCACTACCTTCCACGGCATGAGCACTACTACACGCACGCAGCACAAAATCTCGACCTCGGTGTCGGGACGTGAGGTGCGGAGTCGGCTCAAAGAGGCCCGCGCTCGGAATCTCGAATTGAAGCTGGCCGGAAAGCTGATGTCGCCCACCAAGCAGTGGAGTAAGGACAGCATGAAGTCGCTGAAGAGCGCCCTCAGTGCCCAGAAGGTGGCCACCGAATGAGGTAGTCCTTCCCTCAGGCGGTTCGTGCGGCGCATATCGGAGGGTGTGCGCTTGCTGTTGGTCGTGAGCTTGAATTGGATCGGGAACCAGTAACGATCGGCGTTTGGACTGTGGAGTTTGACAGCCGCTGCTGGGCATGGGCCTCGAATCGGAAATCCTCGCGGACCTCCACCAGCTTCTCTCGGAGCATGGGGTCCGGGCGCGGTGGCAATCGATCGACCTGCTCGTGCTCGTCAGCCGCGTGCGCGACGACCAGCAGATCGACATGGGCGGCTTCGTCGCGTCACCCGACTTCAGCCTGCGCGTTCCGAAGCTGGCGTTCCCCGCGGCCCTGCCGAAATTCGGCGAGCGCATCGAGGTGGACGGCACCGACTACCGGATCAGCCGGGTCTCGAACCATCCGCGCTCGCCGCTCCTCACCCTCAGCCTTTCCTCGACCGATGAGTGATGGCGCGATCCGCTTCACCGCCAAGTTGAAGGGAGCCTTCACCGTGGCGCGCCTGCTGCGCCGCTACCCGGACAAGGTCGGCCGGACGCTGCTGTCGCTGGTGAAGCAGGAAGCCCGCGGGCTATCCGTGGAACTGGCCCGCAACACCCGGCCGTTTGGGTTTTCGGAAAAGGCCCGCAAGACGGGCGAGAAGGCGGTGGCGAAGGACATCGGCGGCGTGTTCGCCTTGCCATCCGACGCCTTCGAGGAAATCCGCAAGTCCGACCCGGCGGCAGCGGACCGGTTCTGGGCCAACATCCAGAACCGACGCTTCTCGCGGGCGGAGAACAACCTGCGGCAGACCCGTTCCGGCTGGAAGGATCTCACGGTCGGCCGCCTGGACCCGAAACTCCACCGCTGGGGGCAGCTCGGCGGATCCAAGCCGAAGCAGATCGTCACCAGCGCGAAGGCCCGCGAGACCTACATCGAGCGAATCCAGAAGCGTGTCGGCTTCGCCAAGGGCTCGTGGATCAACGCCGGCAAGTCGATCGGCGGGCGCGTCCGCGGTGCCGTGCAGTGGATCACCCGCCACAAGCAGTCGCCCGGATCGGCCACGATCAAGACCGGCGACAGCCCGGCCGTCACGCTGGTCAACAAGCTCGACTACATCGAGGACGTCAGCACCCGCAAGGGCATCCAGCTCGCGCTCCGTGTGGCGGCGGGCAGGCTCCGCAAGGCACTCGCCACCTCGCTGCGCAAGATCAACGACGGCGCGAACCGGGCGCTGCGACGGCGGTCCGGTTGACGCGATTGCATCCACAAGATGCCCAACCTGATCGAAGACCGCCTGTCGTCGCTGCTGGCCGAATGGATCGACACCAACCGCCCCGACGGATTTGCCGGGACCATCCCGGTCCACGTCGCCCGCCGCGATGAAATCCGCACCCGCCCGTGCGTGGTGCTCGACACCTCGGAATCCAAACCGGTCCCGGCGATGCCACACACCGCCCGCGTGAAGCTCGACGTGCATCTCTTTTCCCAGGTGGATGACACGCCTGCGGAAATCCACGCCGAATGGGCGGGCAAACTCGTCACTCTCCTGCGCGACAAGGCAGCGATTCAAGCCGACCTCGATTCGGAAACCTTCGTCCTCCACGACCTCATCGAGCGGGAAGGCAGCACCACGCCGGACGAGTCACGAGGCAGGGAAAGCGTGTTGAGCTATGAAGCCGTCGTCTCCGCGGTCTGATCCAGTTGACACGCCGCACGCGGTCAAATGGCCGCGACTTTCCTTGGCACCACCGGCAACTGGGGCATCCCGAACGATCAACCGGGAATCCTCATCACCGACCTGTCCTTCGACTTCTCCAACCAGGAGAAGACGGTCCTCGACAAGGCCGGCGAGATCATCGGCCTCTCGCTCTACCAGGAGAAGGTCGAGATCAAGCTCTCGGGCCTCGTGGCCAAGACCTCGTCCTTCAGCGGCAAGATCGGCGCGGCCATCGCGCTGGCCAACGCGATCCCGGGCCACCTCCAGCAGGCCGGCGGCACCACGATCCTGATGCAGGTCAGCCGTAGCCTCAACAACGAGGACTTCGAGAAGATCGACCTGACCGCCACCCACTACCCGTTCGTCGCCAGCGGCGGCGGGGCCTGAACAGCCTTCTAATATTCCGATCCAGAGATGAACGCCGTATCCCACCTGTCGTCCACCGCCACCAGCAACACCTGCCTCGCCGCCGCGCTGACGGCCGTGGGCATCGCGCTGGCCGAGAAGCCGTTCGTCCGCGTTGTCGGAGATGGCATCCGCGGCGAGCGCACCGTCTGGTTCTTCGATCCGCAGAGCCCGTGCGGAAAGTTCCAGACCAAGGAGCTCATCGCCGCCTGGCATGACGACGCCTGGCACCTCGCCCATCCCGAGCATCCGTTCGCCTACATCAAGTGCGCCCTGCTCAATCGCGAGCGGCTGGTCGACAAGGTGAAGCGGGACGTGCCGCTCGCCTGCGTGAAGCGCCGGGGCAAGATCGCCTTCATCCCGCTGGATGCGTCACCCGCCACCGAAGACCTGTTCCTCCGTCACCTCTGAAGATCCCATGGACGACACCGACCGCCAGAAGCTCCTTTCCGCCGCCTTCCACGACGTGGAAACCATCGTCGCCGGCCACGCGATGCGCCCGCTTTCTCTGGCCAGCTACGACGTGCTGCTCCGCACCGGCAACCCGCTGGTGAAGGGGGAAATGCCCAAGGACGGCACGCCGGAGTTCACGTCCTCGATCATGGGCTTCGTCTACACCCACTGCGCCCCCTGGCCTGAGGTCGTCCGCGCCTCGTTCAACGACCAGGGATTCCGGGAAGCCGCCCTGATCTTCTGCGGCGGGCTGACCCCGGAGGATTTCCAGACCGCCTTCCAGCGCCTGGAGGCACAGAGCCGCGAGCTGGAGGCGGCACAGGTCGATCCCGTCTCGGGGATCGGCGGAAAAAAGCCCCTGCTTGCGACGAGCCGGGCTTCGTAGCCGCCCAGGTCTTCGCCGTCGCCGCCGAAACTGGCTGGCCCGAGGAGCGGATCCTGTTCATGTCGCTGGCACGTCTGGCGCAGTATCAGCATTGTCAGTTGCGGAGGAATGGGGTGCGGACGGGTTGGAGTTCTTCAGGAGTGGACGAATCAATGCTGCGGGACCAGTTGGCGGCGTTGCGTCGCGAATGGAGCCCTGAGCTCGACCCACAACAAGCCCTCTCAGAATGAACGCGGAGCCCATTGAATGGCTTTATCTTTGGAAAAAAACTGAATAGAATGACTCATGGTTGCACCAAATAGACCTGAAATTTGCGAGATATTCATCAGATCCGGCCAGCTCCCGCTCGGAAAAAACTCCCATGCAAAATCCGATTTTAACGAGATCCATCTCAAGCCAGCGAATATTTCAAAGGAGATTCTCGAAAAAATCTACGCAGATAATGTGTTCACCCTCGCATCATCCTACGGAAACCCGGCCGCAGGAGATCCATGTATGTTCGATTTTTTATCGGTGAAAATGCGGGATGGATCCAAAATAGAACTAAATGTCTTTAACCTCGCGATCTTGATGTTCACCGAGAACACCGAGGAGACCCGCCGCCTTTTCAGAATCATCAACGCAATCAAATATCATCGAGTTGACGCCAGCCCCGGCGCATGAGCGCCCTGACCGTCACCCTTGGAGCCGACATCACAGCCTTGAAGCGGGCGATGGCCGGGGCCACCGAGCTGGTCGGCGCATCGGCCCGGCGGATGGGGAGACTCACGGGCGCGGGACTGGCGGGGCTAGGCAAGGGCGGTGCCGTCGCCTTGCAGAAGGGCTTCAGTCTCGCCGGGACCGCGTTCAAGGCATCCATCGGCGCGGCGATGGCCGGCGGGGCC